ACCTTTTTTCAACAAAGTTTTAATCGTGTTAACGCTTCCCGCATCAAAATAAGTGTATATCTTTTCATTACCTGAAATAACTACAACACCATATATTATAGACCCGTTTTTTGGAGCTGCGCAAACATACACGCCTTTTTTTATTCCAAAGCCCTCACTGGTAATATTATTCTTTTTAGACCATGTTTTAGACATTTTCTGTAGCATTGTGAATCCTTCTATCATATTTCTAATTTCATTTGAATTAAGAGCTATTTCAATGTCATAAACTTCTTTTTTATAAGTACCATGAACCTGTAATACAAATACTTTTTTAATTACCACTTTATTTTTATAAATAGTTGTATTTTTTGCAATTATGCCCGTTCCGTACATCCCGTCAATAACTTCCATATCTTGAGTGAGTTTTAAATCAGTAGTATTGCCTGTTACGTCCAAAGCTACCAGTATAAAAATACTTACTGCTACCATTGTAATAATTAATGTGGTTCTTTTTAACATTCTAAAATCCTCCTTTTTGGTTTGTAGCCACTAGTGACCAGTGGCTACGGTTAATTTATACGATCGCTGCAAGCACACTACCAACTATTGTCAACACTAACGGAACCCCAATAGATATTGCTAATATTGCAAGGATAATACCCATTGTTATTGAAAACGCCTTACTACCTGCCGTAGGTTTTTTTTCCCATGGCTTTTCTGCGCTGTTTGTTTCAGCATTTTCTCTAACATACAGAGCTTTAAGTTCGTGTCTCCTGCGTTCAATTTCTGCCAATTCTTCAAGTGCTGTTTCTCTTGCTGTTTTTGTTGTCTCCATTTTAAAATCTCCTTTTTAATTTAGTTAGTTAAAGTTAAAGTTTTTGTTTCTGTTTCTCTAAGAATAGTATTTCCTGTTATGTTTGTCAAGTACTTTTTTAATTTATTTTATTATATTTCCATCTTTATCAACTTTAATTCTTATAAACCTACAGCCTAATTTCTTTTCAATTCTTTTCTGGCGTTCAATGTCTTTGATTTTATAATCCCCGTTCATGTCAAAGTGCTTGGGTTCGTCAATTTCTATTGCAACGTTTTTTTCTTTATCATAACCGTCAAGGAAATAACCTTCATCTGGTACCTGAAACTCCCCGCCGTTTTCGGCGTGTACAAAATTAAGACCATGTTTTTTGCCGTATTCATCAATAATCCTGCAGCCTTTGGGGTTGTAATTTGGTGTTATTTGGCCGCCATTAAAAATACTTTTTTCTAATTGTACTACACGTGAGAGTCTAAGTTTTTGCTTAGTTTCGGCTGATACTTTTTTACCTTTTTGAGCTGCGCCTATTTTTCGCCTCGCTTCAACTGAAACTTTATGCCCTTTATGAGCAGCACCCATATTATACCTTGCTTCAGCTGAATGTTTTCTACCTTTATTAAGTCCTTTCAATCTCTGTAGAGCCTTTTCTGTAGGTTTATATTTTTTATTAGCGGCACTTATTTTTTGCCTTGTTTCATATGACCTTTTTTTTCCTCTGCCGTTATGTCCTTTTATATATTTATAGCCTTTGTTTACTTCTTGACCACACCCGCAAGCACAATATTTTTTAGGTTCTAAGCTCTGCCTGTATTCTTTAAAAAATCTTTTAATTTTATTAATATAGCTTATTTTTTTATACCTTGACATTTTCTCGTACATTGTCTCTCCCTTGTTACTATTTCAGGTTTTAGCGTTTTTGCTGCTCTGAATTAATAATAGCCATTCTTGTTTTGTTTGTCAAGCTTTTTTTATTATTATTTTCAATTTTATTTTCAGTTGTTGTTATTTCTGTTTCTGTTTCTGTTTCTGTTTCTGGTTCTGGTTCTGGTTCTGGTTCTGGTTCTGGTTCTGGTTCTGTTTTAGTTGTTTTGACCATGTCATTCTCAGGTCTGAATATAATAATTCTTTGGTGCTTTTCGGTTTTAGCGTCCGCATAGTCTTTGACAGTCATTGTGTTAAGTTCTGTCCCTCTTGAGTCCATTTGGTTTTCGAGCTTACTTATAGAAGGTGTTCCGTAACTTGTCATTGTTTTTGCGTATTCATTCAATCTGTTTTCTGCCAGTGTTTTTGCTGTTACTTTTTTTGTGTTTGTCATTTGATTTTCTCCTTGTTTTTAGTTTTTTGTTTGATTGTTTAAAACATTTTACATTTTTTAAAAAACATTGTCAAGCGTTTTTTTTTTATCTTAAAAAAGAAAATATGTCATAACCAAAAAATATCTCAATAGGTAAAGCTATAAGGAAAGACGCAACCCCCAAAAACATAAAAAGACCAAAAAAAATTGTTATAACCGGCACTATTATGTTATTAAAAATACTTATAGTATAAGCTATAATAATTTCAAGCATACAAATTTGTTCTTCTTTTATATAACTATCTTCTTCTTCATCGTCAAAGCAGTAAAAAGACCTCACACTTGGATGAATAGCTAAATTCTTTTCATTTGTTCTTTTATATGTTGTTGTTTTTACCATTTGGTTTCTCCTTTGTTTTTAGTTTTTTGTTTGATTTAGTTTAATAATAATACTTTTATTTCATGTTGTCAAGCTTTTTTTTAAAAAAAGTTTATGATTTTATATTCTAATCAAAGATTTTTTATCATTCGCTTTTAGTATATTATACATGCAGGCTCTGTGCCATGTTACAAAATAAAAACGGCTTATATGCATAATAACATATAAGCCGTTGATATTGTTAAGATAATGTTTTTAAATTCTATTTTTTATGCGCATTTTATAATTTTTAAAATGTTAAAAACTGTCTCGTAAAAACGCCAAAGTGTCTCAAAACAGCCAAATTGTCTCAAAAATAGGGTTTTTTTGTCTCAAAACGCCTGTTTTTTGTCTCATTAAGACCAAAGTGTTTCATTAAGGCTTTATTTATCGTATCCTATTCTTGTTTTTGCGAGTCCCCATGCGTATTCATACAGATGAAGTCCCTTGCTTGTGGCTACTATACCGCCGTCCTTTACACCTATTTCATCGGACATGTATTCTTTTAGAACTTGTAATGCTGCCAAATTAGCGGGGAATCCTCCCCACAAATCCCAACTGCGAAAATACGGGAAGAAATGTAACTGGCCGTTTTCAATCCGTGTGTCAATACCTCGTAAGCAAGGCGGGTCTGCCTGATAAATAGAATTCTTGTCACCTATCGCCATATATGCTTGATTTGTTCCTCGACCAGAGTTTTTATACATCTCGATTACAGCCTTTATCTGAGGTTCGAGATACTCCCCGTATGTATAAACTTCATTTGGCTTTTTGGCGGATGTCATAAGATAAAGAATATACTCTGACAAATAGTTACTATCAACTGGATTAGGTATACCATAGGCGGGCGGTATTTCAGGCGTGAGCGGACGAACGGAGGGGTTCTTTATATTAATAGTAACGAAATCAAACTCTAACCGGCGTTGTCCTTCGTAGCTTCCCCTGTCGATGATATACTCGTGAGTTCTTTTTTGGTCACAATTTAACATCGTGTATAAGCTTTGAAACCATGCATCTGGTAATGTTGTTGCGTTTATTGTTGTAGTTTTCATTTCCTGTCTCCTTATATAATAGTATAACCCCTAAAAATAAAAAGACCCCATCCCGCCGGACTATTCCAGCGGGCGGAGTCTTTTTGCTCATAGAAGAATTACCAAATATGGACATTATACCACTGGATCTGTTATGGGCATTAAATATTATTATATAATAGTATAAAATGTGGCTGTTTTATACTATAAGGTAAAATGGCCTGAAAAGGGGCTGTTTTGGGGTATACTACCATAAGGGGCAGGTCGAGATCGTCCCTTTTAGGGGGTAATTTGGGCGTTTCTCTGTAAACCCTTGGTACCAGTGAGTTTGCGGGGAATAAGACCAAGAAAAAGAAGTTTTTTAAAAAATAATTAAAAATAATGTATTTTTTACTTGACATATAAGGGAAAAAGTATTACTTTATAGACAAGGAAAGAATAAAACTAAAAAGGAGGTGATTTGAATGAGAAAAAACATAAAAGCATTACATGTCAAGAATGTATTCGGTGTAGAAGATGACAGCTTGGGTTCAGATTGGGTCGAAGTGTGGCACCTTCGTAACGCTAAAATTGATGAACTGGTCAAAACTGGAAATGCTTTAAGAGCTATTCTTAAAGCAAGAATTAATGTTTAGTGCCTATAAGGTAAAAGTGATTTATAATGAAGGATGAAAACAAGTTCTTGGAACATTGCTAAAAAGACAGGGCGGTTGCATTATATCTATTAATTGTTATCAAATAAAGGATTGTGAATTATGATTGTTGAGAAAACGATACGTGAAGTGTTCGGGGCTGATTTAGACCAGAAAGTATGGTATCCCACTACTCCGGCCACAGGGGGTAAAGGTTCTAAAATCCCAGCATGGCGAAAAGACGACAAAGCGGGGCTGGATTTTAACGCATGTTTTGGCGGTATAATACAACAAAATCAGAGCTTAGGGGTTGCGTTCAAGTTCAGCTCATCTCTTATTTGTTTTGATATTGATGTTAAGGGCGAACTTTCTGCCAGCCAGGCAGAGTTTGTAAAAAAGGCTGAGCGTGAGACTTATGTTGAAAAATCAATGTCTGGGCGGGGGCGGCATGTATTCTACCGCTGTGCTGATAAGCTGAGTCTTGGGTTAAAACCGAAAAGCAAAATAAACGATGGACTGGATGATCTGTTCGTGTCGGGGGGATTTTGCATCGTGACCGGTGATGTAACAGATAATGCATGTCATAATATTAAGGAGCTAACAGGGGACGAGTTGACAGCCCTTATTATCAGCTACGGCGGAACAGCGGGAGACGGTGGGCAGGTTCTTGTCAATGGCGGCGGTGTGCTGCCTGAGACCAAAGGTAAAGCGGCGGAGTTAGTTGACTTTAAGAAATATATAAATAAGTTTTCAGATGTTTCAGACCGAACCGAGCTTGATAAGCTCAAGAGTTATCTTGCGGCCTTGACACCCTGGCCAAACGACCGGATCAAGGCTGAGTATTGCAGGTACGAGGACTGTAAGAGTTTTGACAATAGGGATTTCTGGATTAAAATAATTTGTTCTATAAAGGATTTTTGCCACAAAAGCAAGATAGCCGAAGCGGACGGATTAATGGTCGCTGATTCTTGGTCTCAATCGGACACTACAGGAAGTTACCGGAATTTTTCTGACGTTAAGGCGGTTTGGGAGAGCTTTAAGCCCGATAGTGACGGGTCAGGTGTGAGTATGAACACTTTGGCTGCTTATGCTTCTAAGAATAGCACTGTTGCGGCCATCGAGGAAATTAACAATGAATACTTTTACGTTAATGTTCCACCGAATGATTCTTACGGTTACCTTGACGAAAAAGGAAATGTTAAACTTATAAATAAAATAGCTATGGTGGGGCGGCTCTCAATGCGGTTTGTGAAGATCGGGGACAAGCGTGTTAACGCTTTTCAGGCTTGGAACTCATCGGTTGATCGCCGTTCATATAAAGGCATTGAGTTCAACCCAGAAAAAACAAACGATGGGTACTTGAACTTATGGCAAGGTTTTAAAGGCTCTGAAGGGGCATGCACAGATGAAGCGTTTCTTAATTACGTACAGGAAATTATATGCAGCGGAGACGAAGATTTATATAATTACGTGTTAGATTGGTGTGCAGATTTGGTGCAGTTTCCCTATTTGAAACAAGGAGTTGCTTTGGTTTTGCTTAGTGAAAAATTTGGCACAGGTAAGAGTTTCTTTGCGGAAAGCCTGGGTGCTACGATGGGTTCAGCGTTTTACGCAGTGTCTAATATTAAAGATTTGACAGGACGCTTCAATTGCCGCCTTGAGCACACATTATTATGCGGGATAGACGAGGGAGTTTACGCTAAAAATCGTTCTACCCAAGATAGCTTAAAGGCGTTAATCTCAGGCGGTTCTATGAAGTATGAAAGGAAGGGTCAGGAGTCCTTCTATGCTAAGAACTATAGTAGGTATATTTTCACAAGTAATAACTCCAACGCAATACATGTCAAAAAAGCTGACAGGCGTTTTGCTATTATTGAAGTTTCTGATAAGAGGGCTCAAGATAGGGCATTTTTTGCTGAGTTGTACAGGCAATGGAATAATGGCGGCTCGTCTTGTTTTCTTGAGCGCATGCGCAGGCGTGACATCAGGAAGCTTGACCTATGTAAAAGCCGTGTTATGACTCAAGCGACCAAAGACCAAAAGCTTGAGTCTCTGAACGCTAATGAAGAATGGGTGTTGAAGTTTGCTGAATATGGTATTGATGAAGGCTATGCTAACCTTGAAGATATTACTAAAAGGCCTGCTCCGGCGGGTTGTTCTTGGGTAAATCGTATTGATGTTATTGAAGATTACAAACGATATGGCAACGAAGCGAAGCTGCGCAACCCTATGGGGGAGCGTAAACTCAAAAAGTTTATCGCAAAAACAATAGGGCATGAGCTTACTACTCATAGGACATGCAATAGCAATGGTGTAAATATAACTTATTGGGCATTTCCAGATGATATGTTAGAGGTCTTGACAGAGTATTTTATGATATAGGAAGGGGGAGAGACCAAAAAAGAAGGCCGCTAGGGGAGAGTCCCTTAGTGGCCTTTTTTGTTGTGTGTAAAAGTTTACATAATACTGAGGTAACGCATGTCATGTTAGTATGTAGGTGCTGTGCTTTGGGGTTGTCTTGTGCTATTATTCTAATAAGGTGTAGCGGTGAAGTTGGTAATGAGGGGCTTTTTCTTCAGTAATATGCAGTTAAGTGAAGTTATTCACTAAACGTTTTCAGTAAGTGCAGACCTTATCCTTAAGGAATTCAAGGCGTTATGGTAAATATTCACTTTATTCACTTGTTTTTGCACTTTTTCAGTCGCTCACGTTTTACACCCCCCGTCCCCCGTACGGTATACCGTACCCTTTATACTCTTTTTATTACCCTATATAATATATATAAGTGAATATATGAATATAATGCTATAAGTACCTTATATCCTTGTACATAACCTATGCACTTAGCCTTTTTGTACTTGAATATCATGCACTTATTACTGAATATACCTGCGCCGCAGACCTTTTCCTTGGTCTCACCCACCCCACAGCCCCACACTGCCACACTGCCGCAATACTATAAGGACACGAACTACAGCCTATGAGGTACTGTGCCAATAAGGTAACAAGCTACCGCCCCATAGTACGAAAATAACAGGTGCCGGCACTTCGCTTTGTATGTAGAGTGGGGGAAAATGCATTGTGGACAGGAAATAGAGGTTTTATGAGGCGAAAAAGTAATAAGCCAATATGGGTCAACCACGCCCTTGGTCTTTATATATACACACCTTAACATGCGCCAGGTATTTTTGCCAAATCAGCCCCCTACCTCAGAACTCGTCAACTGAAATTTTCCCCGCCCAAAAATTATTTTACATCCTTATATAAACCATGTGGGATTTCTCTTGACTTTTGATGAAAAATGTGATATAATAGGGGGTATCAAAGAAACAAAACCAAAGACACTATTTTGAAAGGAACATTGTAATGAAGAAGAAAAGAAAATACCCTTGTCGTATTGAACGACATGGTATGTCAAGAACAAGAATTTATAAAATATGGGTTAACATAAGACAAAGATGCGAAAACCCAGAGCACCCAGGCTATAGGTACTATGGCGGACGGTGGACAAGCATTTGTGACGAATGGAAAAAGAGCTTTACAGCGTTTTACTTAGATGTAGGAGACCCGCCTACTCCTGAGCACTCAATAGGCAGGATTGACATCAACGGCCATTATGAGCCATTGAACGTGAAATGGTGCACCCCAGAGGAACTATCTATTAATAGGAGAAAGAGGAACAGCAAGGAATATAGAACCACTCACCCATACACAAAGGAGGATAACTATCAACACACAACCTATCGACAACAAGGCTCTCCAGTATCACTATGAGCTATTGAACTATTCATTTGAGCAGATAGGTGCTGTATTCAACTTGAAACCTGAATTGGTCGAGGTCGCATGCGAGAACGGCGGCTGGAAAAGACAGAAGTTTAACCCAGAGAAAGCTATTTCCCTTATGGCGCAGAAGCAGTCTTTCTTGGCCAAAGATTACGTTTCGCTGGAAATAGTACTCTTACGTAAATTACAGGAAACAGTACAGTATCTAAACACCGATCACCCACAAGCAGCAGCCAAAATAAAATCTTTGGTCTCGTCTTACGAAGGACTTATTAAACAGAATGAAATCCTTTACGGGCGATTAGAAGAGGACAAGGAAGCGCAGGAGAAAGCACTCCAGAAAGATGAATTGGATGCTGAACTAAAGAAAGCCTTAATAGAGCTATCCAAGAATGGTAAAGTCAATAAGGAAAAAACGGATGGAGCCAAATAGAAAAGCGGCGCATGAGTATTACGACAAGATAAGGAATCACACGCAAGATTCGTCTTCTGATACTAATAAAGTTATGAGACATCTGGCAAAGACTGACTTGTTTTTCCTCTTGGTCTGTGTGCTGAAACGGAGCGATGCCGACCATGACTGGCTGTACGACCGCTGTAAAGAGGTCTATGAAGCACCAAACAGTCACCTTGACCTTTGGTCTCGGGCGTTTTATAAGTCAACGATAATAACATTTGCGCTAACCATACAAGATATATTAAAAGACCCAAACACAACGGTCGGTATTTTCTCGTATACAAGACCAATAGCGAAAGCTTTCCTCAGGCAGATAAAGCGAGAGTTTGAAGAGAACGCCCTGCTAAAAGGACTATTCCCTGAGATATTTTACGACAAGCCCAAGACCCAGTCACCGAAATGGTCAGAGAATGATGGTATTGTAGTAAAGAGAGGTATCAATCCAAAAGAGTCAACGGTTGAAGCTTGTGGCCTTATTGACTCAATGCCGACATCAAGGCATTACTCACTAAGGGTATACGATGATATCGTCTCGGACAGTTCAGTTACTTCGCCTGAGATGCTAAATAAAGTAACCCAAGCATGGGGACTGTCACAGTCCTTGGGCACAGAACATGGAGTACTAAGAGTAGTAGGAACACGATACCATTTTGCAGATACTTATTCAGTCATATTACAAAGAAAATCTCTCACACCAAGGATTTATCCGGCAACACACGATGGAACAGAGAGCGGAGACCCTATATTCCTAACAAGGGAGTCTCTAAAGGCAAAGCGTAGAGATATGGGCGCATACATATACGCTTGTCAAATGTTACTTAACCCTGTGGCCGATGAGCTACAGGAACTAAAACCTTCGTGGCTCCAAACGTGGAATGCCACAAGCTATGATAACATGAATATTTATATCACTGTTGACCCTGCTAATGAAAAAAAGAAAGGAAGTGATTATACAGTATTTACCGTCTTTGGCATCGGTGTGGATAATAATTATTATATTATTACTTGGGTGAGAGATAAACTCAACCTCACTGAACGGGCGAACACACTTTTCGCCTTACAACGCAAATTCAGGCCGGAGAAGATTGCGTATGAAAAGTACGGGATGCAATCGGATATTGAGCACTTCAAAGACCGGATGGACAGAGAAAACTATCATTTCAGAATTCAATCTGTCGCTGGTCAAACCAAGAAAGAGGACAGAATAAGGAGGTTAGTCCCACTATTTGAACAAGGGCGTATCTTTTTACCACAGCAATGTATACAGAAGAACACGGATTTAACACAGGTATTTATGAACGAAGAGTTTAGATTGTTCCCTTATTCGCCACATGACGACATGCTCGACTCCATGTCACGAATAATGGATATTAAAATAGAAAGACCTGACATGATTGAAACCTCTGGTCTCAACTTTGGAAACTTACCAGACCGTGACCAAATGCAGATGGATTTATTTAAAAGGCAAGCGAGACCAGATATTGATTACATTTTAACACACGGAATGAGGAGATAAACTATGTCTATAGGAAAACCAAAATCACCAAAGCCACCTCCCCCGCCCCCTTCTTTCAAGGATGTAGAAGAGGTAGAAGGACAGGAATTACAAATGCAAAGAAGAAAACAAGGCAGGCGTTCAACTATCCTGTCATCACGTAATGAGAACAAGAAAACCTTATTAGGATAATTTATGGCAAATACAGCTAAAGAAATAAGACAGCGTTTCTCTGGTCTTGCTAAGGTCAGGGAAGATTATGAAGACCTTTGGCAGGATGTTGCTGATCTTGTTGCGCCCCGCAGGAGTGATATAGATGGTACTGAACTCCCAGGGAAAAAGCGTGGACTCAAGATATATGATGGCACGCCAAGGGCAGCTTGTCAGCAACACGCCGATGGTCTATTCGGATATCTTTGTTCGCCATCAACAGTATGGTTTAACTTAAAGATAGCTCGAAAAGATATATCCAAGATACCGGAAGTAAGAGCCTATCTTCAAGACGCAACTATACAGTTGCACTATGCATTTACAAGGTCAAACTTCTATGCTGTAACACCTGAATACTTTTTTGACGGGTGTTCCATAGGTACCGCAACTATGTACGCAGAAGAAGACCCGTCTACGGGGAAGGTTGTATTCACCCCAAGACACCCAAGGGAGATATACATAGCGGCGAACCAGTATGGGAGTGTAGATGTATTATTCAGGAAGTTCAAACTAACAGCCAGAAACGCTGCAAAGCAGTTCCCTTCTGGTCTATCAAACATGATTATCTCGGCAGCGAGAAACACACCGGAAGCAGAGTTCGAGTTCCTACATGCTGTTTACCCTAATGACGACAAACAGCTTGGGAAAAAGAACAATAAGAACATGCGTTACACAAGTATTTACACCGAACTTAAAGGCTCAGATACCATACTTTCACACGGTGGGTACAATGAGTTCCCGTATTCTGTATGGAGGTATAGAACCAGTTCAGGTGAAGTGTACGGCAGGTCTCCGGCAAGTGATGCGTTGGTTGAGATTCTTGGTCTTAATCAGGTAACAAAGAGTGTACTTAAAGCTTCACAACTCGCAGTGGAACCTGCCTATAATGTTCCAAAGGAAATGCGGGGGAAAGTCAGAATAGCTCCTAAAGGTATGAACTATTATGACGAAGAAAGACGAATGATAACGCCTGTCAATGTACCGACACAGTTACCAGCGGGTGAAGCACAACAGTTAAGGATGCAAAAAGCGATAGATGCAAACTTTCATATTGACTTCTTCACACTACTTTCAAGAGCAGCTCTTGATGGTCGTCAACTGACAGTACCACAGGTCATCGAGATGCAGGGTGAAAAAGGAGCAATGCTCGGCGCAGTAGTCGGCAGACTTAATGGCGACTTTTTTGACAACTGTATCGACCGGATGTTTCAGCTTGAGACCAAAGCCGGCCGGATGCCAGAAGTACCTGACGTTCTCTACGAATCAGGGGAGACCATGATAGAGACAGAGTACATGGGTATCCTTGCACAGGCACAGCGGCAACAAATGAGGGTACAGTCTATCACAAGAACTATGGATATTCTTTCGCCTTTGGCAGAAATTAATCCCTCTATTCTTGATCGGATAGACTTTGACGAGCTTGTGGACGAGGTGTTTGACGCAAACAGCTTCCCGACAGATGCTATTATACCTCTGGAACAGGCTAATGAAATGAGAGCTGCAAGGGCACAACAGGAACAGCAACAGCAGGATGCTCAGATGATGAGTGAAGCTGCTGATAAAGTTCCGGCTGTAACCGGTGAGGTGGCAGACTCCTCAGTACTTAACCAGCTCATGGGCGGGGGTGAAGAATAATGGCCAATTATAATGTAACAAAAGATGATTACCAAGCAACCTTTTCGACTATACATGGGCAGAGAGTATTAGCTCACCTTTTGGTCGAATATAACTTTTTCAATGAAGTTGAGACCGAAGCGGAGGTGGCTGAAAGAAACATGCTCATAAGGTTATTACGTAATGCTGGAATTATTGATATTAAAAACGCCGAGCTGATAACAAGAAAGTTATTAGAAATCGGTAAAATTACTAATTAAAAGATAAGGAAAATACTTATGGATGAAAACACGAATCAACCAGCGTGGTCACAGCAGTTACCAGAAGACCTAAAGGGAAACGAAGCATTTACCGGATTTGAAAAGCTTGGCGATTTCGCTCAAGATTATCTTTCAAAAAAGGGGACTGTTTCCGAGCTTGAGGGGAAATTGAGCAACAGCGTGGCAAAATTGGGGGAAAATGCAACACAAGATGAGATAAACGCATACTATAGAGAACTCGGTGCACCGGAAGACGCCAAAGGTTATGAGTTAAATAAACGTGAAGCGATAGAAGGCCTATCTTATGACGATAATTTAGAAGCAGCGTATCGTGACACGGCTCTCAATCTTGGTCTTTCCAAGCAGCAAGCATCGAAGCTCTTTGACTGGTATTCAGAAATTAACGAATCAGCATTTACTAACGCTCAGCAGACTAAAGAAACGAGCTTAGAGGAGAGTGTTGAAAATCTGAAGAAGTCATGGGGTAACGAGTATGATACTAAATTGGAAAAAACAAAAAAGGCAATTGAAGAGTTCGGGGGTGACGAGTTAAGAACACTCCTTGATGATAGTGGACTTGGGAATAATCCCATAATGATTGAAGCTTTTCAGAAAATCGGAGCAGCGATGTCTGAAGATAAGTTTATATCTGGCGGCACAACCGACACAATGTCCAGTAATATTGACCCACAAACAGGGCGGGCGTTGTTCACATACGCTAACTCGCCGGATATGTCGAAACAATAAATAATTAATTAATTTGAATTTATAAAGGAATTTAAACAATGGCAGAACTTGATACCAGAGGTCAGTTAACACTGATCGAATTAGCAAAACGTACTAATAATAAAGAATTATTGACAATCGCCGAGGTACTCAACGAGGATAATGAAATCTTGACTGATGCCGTGTGGCAGCAGGCAAATGATATTACCTCTCATGTATTTACACAGAGAACCTCACTTCCGACTGGTTCTTGGAGACAGATTAATAAAGGTGTTGAGGAAGAAGCATCAAGTACCAGACAGATTCGTGAACCTATCGGTATTCTTGAAGCATTCTCAAAAGTTGACTGTGTTCTGGTCGACAATGCGCCTAATCCTGTTCAGTTCAGGTCTGATGAAGATATGTCTTTTGTTGAAGGTCTTTCACAGAACATGGTTGAGAAAATCTTTTATGGCAACCTTGCCACTGACCCTGAACAGCTTAATGGCCTGGCGAATAGAGAAAGTTATAATAATCTTGCATCTGAAAATGTATGGGGCGCAAGCGGAACAGGCTCCGACCTTTGCAGTGTATGGATAGTACAGTGGGGCGCAAGAAAAACCTCTTTGGTCTATCCTCGTGGTTCACAGACCATGGGTGTAAAGCGTACCGACCTTGGAAAGTCTGTGGCCTATGATGCTTCTTATAATCCCTTCATGGCTTATTGGAGCAACTTCGTTGTAAATATTGGTCTTGTTGTGCATGATGACCGTAATATACAGCGTATTTGTAACATAGAATCAACAGGGTCTACTAATATTTTTGATGAAGATTTACTTATCAAAGCTCTTAACCATATGCCTGGTCGTGGTCGTGGAGCAAGTATATACATGAACGAGACTCTTTTATCTCAGATGGATATTGTTGCGAAAGATAAAACAAATGTATACTGGACTCCAGGAAACGCCTTTGGCGAGGAAGTAGTATTCTTTAAAGGTATTCCGGTAAGGAAGGTTGACCAGTTAACTATAACCGAAGACGCAATAGTTTAAGCAAAGGAAAATAATATTATGATGATTGATAGCAAATTAATGATGTCTGAAGCACAGGCAATAACGGCAACTGCTGTTTCTACTAATGAAATTGACATGGGTGTAAACGGTGAAAATGTTGGAGAAGGAAATCCCGTTTATCTTGAAGTTTATTTGGATACTGGTTTTGATACTTCCGTCAATACTCTTACTATAACATTACAGGATAGTGCTGATGGTTCAACATACGCCGATAAAGTTGTTGTTGTACCAGCAACCGCCACCTCAGCCCTTTTAACTGCCGACATCGGTAGATTGGTGAGAATATCTTTACCAGCAGATATAAGAAGGTATATAGCAATGAACTATACTGTATCTACTGGTCTTACTTCTGGAAAAGTTTCAGCCTTTTTGACCATAAATTAGAAGGGATATTCCATGACAGCTAAAAAGAAAAATACCAGCATAGATTATCTATGCAAAACTAAATGTATATTTGAGGGTAGAATTCACTGCCTTGGAAAGGTTTACACCTATCCGGCTGATAAAGAAATCCCGTATCATCTTGAATCTATTGGTGAGCATAAGGAGATTTTAAAGCCCGAAGACGAGATACGTCAGCTTAAAAAGATTATAAGTACTTTGCGAGCTGAAGCAACGGAGTTCGTGTAACGTAACAAAATACAGACCAGGAGTTTTCTCTTGGTCTGTATTAAACAATATAATTAAAAAACAATAAGGAATTTAACAGTGGCTTTATCTTATACAAGCATATGTAATCAGGCGTTATCAAAAATAGGCGCTAAAGAGATTTCTAACATAGATTCCGACTCCTCGTCATCCGCAACTAAATGCCGTGTGGTTTATGAGTCAGTAAGAGATTCTCTCCTTCGTCTTATCGACTGGAACTTTGCGATTGAACGCCAAGAACTATCACAATTAGCAACTACACCCACTTATGAGTTTTCGTATTACTATGCGCTACCGACTGACCCTTATTGCCTTCGAGTTATTGAAACTGAGGACGATAGTATTTATACGGTAGAAGGTCGAAAACTCCTTAGCGATGAAACATCATGTAATATAAAATATATAGCAAGAGTTGAAAATCCTATAAATTTTGACTCTAACTTTGTAACATTATACATTGATGCTTTGGCATCTACTTTGGCTATAACTATAGCCAATTCTGGAACATTAAAAGACAGAATGGACGAGGATTACAGGATATCGTTAGCGAAAGCAAGAGAAACAAATGCACTTGAATTTTACGATGATGATTTAGACCAAAACACAACTTCATTATGGGACGAAGCGGGGAGATAAAATATGCCAAGAGCTAATCCAATGCAGTATAATTTTAATGCTGGAGAGTTATCACCCGCCCTTACTGGTCGAATTGACCTTGATAAGTATTCGTCTGGATGTAAACTTTTAGAGAACATGATAACACGCCCGCATGGTACAGCGTTTAAACGCTCAGGGAGTAAATACATCAACGAAGTCCTTGGTTACGATATGATTGTAAACGGAGATTTCGATTCAGATACAGAATGGGATAAAGGAACAGGCTGGACAATCGCAAGCGGGACAGCAAACGGCGTTGCCGGTACTGAGAGTTCCTTAGACCAAACAGGGACAGGTATAGTCGAGGGCACATATTATCAGATTATGTATACTGTGAGTAACTGTACAGCAGGGTCAATAACTGCATGTCTCGGAGGAACATCTTGCGGGACTGTAATAGACGAGAACGGAACATACTTCCAAAGAGTACAAGCCGGCGGAACTAACGAGACCTTGAATTTTACAAAGTCGGCTGATTTTGCGGGCTCAATAGACAATATTTCACTAAGAGAACTATCACCTGAGACACGCTTGGTCTCGTTCGAGTTTTCCGTGGGAGAAGCTTTTGTACTTGAGTTCACACCG